TTGTGTACGTAAATCTTCAAAGAACTTAACACCAAAGAATCGCACAACATCAGCAGGTACGACATACTCACCTTCACTTAGTCTAGCATCAATGTTATCACGTACTTCTTCTGGTAATGACCCAGTAGGTACTTCATTGCCTGAGACTGGATCTACTTCTTCTACAGAGCCGCCCAGCGCAAAGGCCATTTCCATTTGTTCATTCATAGCCATTCCACCTTCGTTAAAATTCGCCTTAACACCTGTGACTTTATTCTCAAACTCAAATCGAGGGTCATCAGGAGTTGTCTTCTTTGCCTTTTTAGCAAATACCAATGGACCTACTTGCATTACCTGCTCAGCAGAAATAACGGGCATACCATCAGCTTTATCATAAAAGTAGGAAGCTCTGTAAGGATTCATACCTACCTGTACCCACTCAGGGTCATCAAAAAGGTTCTCTACTGTATTATAAACCTCTTCTGGGTCCATATTCTGCCACTCACCCTGCATTCTAGCAATAGTAGTTTTTGCTGAACCTGTAGCAATCTTTGAAGCTGCTAGTGGGTTAGAGGTGAAGCTTACATTATTAAGCACAGCAGACTGCCCATAACCTACCGTTTTACCGTCTTTTACAGAACCATCATGTAATGATACAACCCAAGTGTCTGAGTTATTATAAGCAGGTATATCTAATCTAGAAGAAATAAGTGTATTATCTTCGATAGATTTGTTTACACCTAAAACACCTTTCTTTGTTTTTCGTGGATCTGTAGAGTGTAAAGCCTTTACAACCTCTTCTTTTGTTGGGAACTTTGGCATCTCCGTAATAGGTTTAATAGGCTGTCTCTCATCTGACAGTTTTCTAAACTCTTCTGATGTTATTTTACCCTCACGAAGATTAGTAGCTGCAGCAGCCATTTCATCGTCTGGTGGTATTCTAAACTTATCTTTTGCGTAGTTTGCTGCTTTCCAATCAGATAGATCTTTTTCGGAAAAGCCTAAATCATCTACAGCGTCAGAGGTAGCGTCTAAAGTAAGAGGTCTAGGCTTTGAGGGTACTACTGTAAAATCGTCACTACCTACTCTGTCTTTTAATTCAGTATAAACTTGCATTGGCGAAAAAGTTTTATCTCCTGCAGCAATACTATTCTCAGCAGCAACTTTCTGTAACTTTTCAGCAAAACCTTCTCCAAAAGCAGGTTCGTTCATAAGATCAACAGCAGACTGCGTTACTGTTTTATTATCTAATCCTGCAGGGGTATCTGCAATCATGTTTACTTTTGGTATGCCTGTTCCGACCTCACCCTTTAACCTAATATTACCACCCATACTACCTAACGCATTGGGGTCAACCTCAACACGCTTTACAGTCTCTGCAGCCTTTTTAGCACCAGCCCTTATCGCATTAGCTGCAGCGTCACCCAATCCCGGCACTAAACCTATAACAGCAGCGCCGCCTAGTGCACCCGCGAGAAAGTAATTAGGATCTTCTTTGTTTAATTCATCATACACTTCTTTAGCTGCCATAGCATCACCAATGACAGGTGTAGCTGATGCAACAAAAGTAGCTGCGTCTTTAAAGGATAAGTCAGTATTGACTTGTGGGGCATCTTCAACAGCTTTAGCAGCCTCTGCTGCCCAGCCTAATGCTTCCTCAGTCTGTTTACTTACTAAATCCATTGACTGTCTCCCTGAGTAGCTTTAACCGTCTTAGCGTACTAATAGAACCCTGTGCTGAATACACTTCTTGTACAGAACCAGCCTGTTCCATAGTCCTGTGTTGTGTAGCTATAAGTTCATCAATTAGTTGATTAAACTCATCCATAGCTTGTTTGTTGTTAACGAGTTGCTTAAGCGACATTACCAGTAAACCCTTGCTCACCTGGAGTCGGTGCTGTACCTATACCCATCTGTGATCCACCACCGCCTGATGTATCTGCTACACCCTGTGGGCCTTGACCTTGTGGTGCTTGTACACCCTCTGGTCCTGCAGGTGGTTGTTGTGGTGCTTGGAAGGCTTTCAAGATCTCAGCCTGAATAGCTGCGTCCTGCATAGAGTTAGTCACCTTAGATGGGTCAAGATCCATAGACTTAGCAATCTCACGAATGATGTAGTCCATCTTAGCAAAAGGTGCTAGTGTTGGGTTCTGTGCTACCTGCAAGAACTGCATCAAACGTTGTGAGCGTACCTCATTAGCCATAAGGCTCTCTGTACCAGATGCACGTACCTCTAGGTCACCACGAATATCTTCATCAAAGTCAAACTGCATGTTAAATGCAAAGAAAGACTTACCTAGTGGCCGTATGAGGTAATCATCAACGTTCTTAACAACATTTCGTATGCTACCATTAGCTGCAGACATAAGCATAGAGATGCCAGAAGCAGTTCGCCCCACTCCACTGACGCCTGTTTGACCATGTGCGAAACTTGGGAAGCCTGTGCTTTCATCTGCTAATACCCTAGCCTTATCAAATAGTTGTAGGTTCTCTTGTGCTACATTGGGAAACTTGGTCCCAAAAATGCCTTGGCCCGGGGCACCCCCCTGTCTCCGAAACACTTTTCCAGGGTACACACTTAAGTCCTGCCCCGGCACTAAATTGGTTTCATCAACCTCTATGATTAGATTACCAGATAATGCAGCATTGTCAATAGCCATACGCATAAACCCATTCATAAGAGTTTGCGTATCATCCATATTCTCCGCTATACCTACCCCAAAGAATGAGTAAGGGTTATGTTCGTATGGTGTTGCATAATAAGGTATAGTTGCTGGCTTAAAAGGATTAAGCACAAAGCGTAGTACCTCACCGTTACACACCCAGATGTTACAGCTAAGTTCATCTAAGTCTTTGTAGTCTTTAGGAATAGATACGCCATTCTCTTCTAGTAGCCCTACATCGACAAAACCCCAGAACTCTAAGACTTCCCAGCGCTCTGTAGTAGCCTCAGTCTCGTTGTCTTCCATAGTCTGTTCCCAGTACTTCATATCGTAGTCTGGGCCTTTATCTACAGCAAGCTCAACAGCATCCTTCATAAAGTAGGGACGGTTCTTTAAGCTACGCAGTTGTGTGCGGGACATCTTATGACGCTCCACTACATACTCCGCATCATCCATACTTGACGCCTCTGGGTCAGGATAGAAGTTCCATAGAGATACGTGACTAGTAGAGGGTACAGTCTTGACCAGAGGGTCATACTCACCATCCTCATTCCAGTTAGGGTACTCTTTGTCTACAGCAAATGGACCCTTCATAACACCAGTACCTAGAAGAGCCATCTCAAATGCCATAGAGCGTAGATGCTTATTAGCGCCTGACTCTACAAGCTGGTCATGGATCTTCTTCTCCATCTTCTTAGCTGCCACCATAGCAGGGTGAAACGTTACTGTGGTAGGGGTGGTGCCATCACCCTCAATAACCTTATCACTGACTGGCCCTAGCTTCTCCTCTAGCGGTCCTAGTCGGTTCTTAAGGTCAGCCATAGTCTCACCGGGCTTTAACTCAGTGTCAGGTCCGATTAAGTAAGGCTTAGGGGCTGCATCTCGTGTAACATTATTTAGTTCATCCCCAGCCTGTTCAGCATTAGGGTCAATGTTAATGTGTACTGACTCAGCTACACCATCTGGTAAAATAGAGGGATCGATAGTAAGTGGGAACTTATTGTTACCAAACAGTACGTCTACAATCTGACCATAAGCAGCAAGTGTCTTTGTCTTAGTGACCTTAATAAACACACGAGACTTCTCTGTGTCAGTGAATTGTACATCTGATCCGTAGATACCACGATAGTTACGATAGGCACGTAACCAGCGTGTCTCATCACCAAAGCGTGAATCTTCAGACCGTTTAAATCTTTCGTTCACAAATGCAACAACACTAGATACAGACTCAAAGATGCTATCTTCTGCACCCTCTGCTGCGGTTACTTCATCTGTCTCAAACATGAGTTCGTCTTGTTCTGCCATATTTAATATCCAAAGCTGGGGTCAGAGGCTTGAAACCCTGATCGTTGAGTTGCAGGGTTGTAGTCCCATATAGAACTTCTAGGTCTTGTCATTATACCATACCTTAGAGCGTCATACAAGTGATCTTCTGCATTTGTATCAACGTCCTCTGGGTTTCTTTTATCTAGAGGGATAGAGGGTAGTTGAGCTATTGTGTTGGTACAGTTAGCGAAGAATACAAGTCTAGGCTCTTCTGTATGCTCATCTACCTGTAACCGCCTGTGCATCTCGTTCTTACCTGCTACACGAGAACCTCTAGACCTATCTGAGGGACGCCAGCGGCACCCCTTCATATTCATTTGTTCAGCCAATGACGGGCCAGTATCACCACGCTTGTGCCATAGAGAACTATCCAAAACACCATATCTAATTGTGCCATCTTCTGCCTCTGCATCTAGTATCATGTCAGCTAAATCAGTAGCTGTAACCTTAGAACAATATAACTCTCTGTAGACAACAAGCTGCTCACTGGGTGATACAGCAATCCAGACAACGCCTGTGTAGCTTCCGTAACCGTAGTCGCAAGCTCTAAACTTAGTCCAGTTTGAGGGAATTTTAAAAGGCTCCACGACATGTATGGCTCTGTTCCATTCAGGAAAGGCTGCACCTTCATTGACATCCCAGTTACCTTCTAGTAGTTGCTTACGTTGATGCTCTGGTAGCGACAGAAGCATTGCCTCATAGTCGCCGCTCTCTGCTAAGTAAGGGTTATCAAATAAACTAGCAGGTATAAACCTACGCTTAAACAGTGACTGCCCAGCCTTAGAGTGACCCGCTGGATACTTAATCTCTTCACCTGTCTCGATATTAGTAGCCCAGAAAGCCTCACCATACTTAGCAGGATCAATAAACATCTTCTTAACCCATGAGTGACCGCTGCCACCGGGGTTAGTTGTCGCTCTCATGTAAAGACCTAACTCCATTGAACTAGCAGATCTCAAGCGACTCCTCATATAATCCCAAGCGAAAGGTGTAGGCCATTGAGTAAGTTCGTCAAACCCAATCCAGTTAAACGCCTGACCCTGATATCTCGTAACGTCCATGTCCTTATCAAGATATGACATCCACAGTCTACCACCTCTAGGTGAAATCCACTGAGACTTTCTTTCAGACCACTTGATTCCCGGTACAGCACGAGGGTATAACTCCTGAGATTTCTGTATAAGTTCCCTTAGTTCTTCTGTAGTGTGTCGTACTAACAACCCGCTAAAGTTGGGGTGGTTTAAACCGTGTAGAGGGTCAGCAAGCATAGCATATGACTTACCACCCCCAGCACTACCCCCATATAAAACTTCACGCTCAGATGAACTAAGAAAGTCTGTCTGAGGGCCGGGGTTAGGTTTAAACACGACATCCTGTGCTACCTCAACATCAAACTCAGGAGCCTTAACCTCTGCAGGAACAGTTGTAGGGGGAGTAGCGACTGTCTCTGTCTGGTTAGCTTTCTTCTGAGTACGCCCCGACCCTGCCTTTTTCAAGCTTCTCGATTTCCGCGAGGGTTTCTTGGAGCCTTTTGGCAAGTCTGCGTTTAATAATAACTGCTTTTTTACGTCTTCTGTCAATTTCTACTCGCTTCTTTAAGCCCATGTGAGATATATACCTATCAGTGTGCTTTGTCAACCAAATTGCAACTTCCCTGTAGGAATATTGTTTTAAGTGTCTCTTTGCAAGCTCAAGCGCTTCTAGTTCATGCGGTATCGGTACTAGCAGTCTTTCATTGTCGGGGTGTAACTCATAGCCAAAAGGTATTGTTTGTGATACCCTAGCTACCGTGTGCCATTCTTTCTCTTTTCCCTTGTTAGGTTTGGGTAATTCCCAGAAACCCAAGTCTCTCTTGTAGTCAATTTGTGGCAAGGTCTACTCATTCTTCCCTTCTTTGGGGGGTAAGTAAAATATACCGCCGCCTCCTGAAGTTACATCAACCTTGTCTACCTTGCCTAGCCCAGCGCGATCAAGTAAATCTTTCGCTGCGGCCATCTTATCACGAATACCTAACTCAGTAGGGTCATACAGTGCCTGTGTCATAGCCATAGCTGCTTTAGGTGCAGTACGAGCAAACCAAGTACGTGTCTTCTCACCTATCTCATCCTTTAGAGACTCGACAATAAGAGAAGTGGAAGTACCATCTCCATAGCCAGCTAACTTCTTAGCCTGTACAACATCTCCATTAGCTTCATCAAAGAGAACCTCTAGAAACTTCTGTTGTTTATCTGTCAATGATCTTGCCATTATAACGTCCTTAAGTAAATCAAACCTACAAAGCTACCTGTAATAACTAGGAACAACACAAAACCTGCTCCCCACTCTACAATCTTACGCTTCATCTCTATACGTTTGTGGTCATGTTCTTTCTTTTGTTTGCGGATATCAGCCTCAATACGTAGAAGCTCTTCCCAATGTGAAGGCCCATACATTACACAAATGTAATCCTTGAGTTCCTTCCTCATAGACTCAGCTTTCTTCTTAGCTGCGAATATCTCCATTGCTTCTGCTTGAACGCCACCACCAAGGGTTTTATACCAAGGTGGTTTAGCGTTCTGTCTATCAGCAAAGTCTAAGTCACTTATGGCACCAGCCCACTGTGTAAGCTGACCACCCATGTCTTGTAAGTCTTTACCTACCGCAATACCCTTCTTAAGAGCATTAAATGCGGTTGTGGCTAAACCTATAGCGGTTACTGGATCTATCACTGTAGGAACCCCCTCTTCTAAGTCCACTACCTGTTTGTCTATCTGTATCACCTGATGATACATTAGCTAGAACAGTAAGGCTTAGAATAAGGGGTAATTCCTTAACTAGGTTCACTGTTTAATGCCATAAACACGACCGTATATCTCCCCTCTTGAGATACCCATGTCGTGTAGTTCTTTATCCTTCATGTTCATCAGAATCCAGTAGTCTGCTCGACGCTGCTGATTATCCTGAATACGGTTTAGTAGTTTCTTAAACATAGCACTATCTCCTTATGTTGTGTGCATGGAGATAGTTATACTTATTTACGGGTTGAGTAGTAGATACAAAATGTGCATACCCGCTATCTGTTAGGGTTATAGTACTGCCTTACTGAGATAAACGCCTCTAAGCTATTAGAAGAACCACCAAATGCTAGGATCTTATCACCAGCATGTAGGTGTATCCTATCAGAGCCTATAACATTATATACGTCATGACCAGCTATAGATTTATCATTCAGCAAGTGGTGATAAGTACTTGTGTCTGCGTGATACCACTGAAGTGTGACATTCTTAGTAGATGAAGAACCATTCGTTACATGTAGAAAGTCTATGGTTGCATCGTGATTAGGTGGACACGTATAAATCAAGTTAGCACTAGCACCACCTGAAGTAGCAGTAATGGTTACTGATTCTGTATCTGTTGTAAAATCACGAGTGGTAACCATTTACTAGGCTTTCTTCTTAGCTGGTTTCTTCTTAGGCGTCACAGCCTTCTTTACTTTAGTAGTCCATGCCTCATTCTCAGGTGTGCTAGGGTCATCCTTAATATAGTGACCCTTATCGTTTCTAGCACGTACAACTTCTACTTCCTGTGTACATACCTTCTCGACAAACTCATCCTTATACCAAACGACACCATAAGCACCTTCACCAGCAATAGGGTTACCACCAGCATTACGTACAATATCAGACTCTACTGTGTATCCAGCCTTCTCTAGGGCTGCTTTATGCTCTGTGAATACACTCATTACGTCTTGATACCTCGTGTACCTGCTTGTGAAGGCTTATTAGATGCGCCACAGGCTAAACCACCATGAGCATAGCCCATCTTCTTCTTAGCCATACCACCACCCATGTAGCCCATCTTCTTTGCTACTGCAGGTGCTTCTTTCTTAAGTGCTGCCATACCAGCATTCATTGGTTTCTTTCCCATATCACCACCCTCTGACATTCCTGTTTTATGATAACCTGTACCCCCACAATGAGAGCAACCCTTGCCTTTACATTTAGGACACATCTTCTTTGCCATTACGCATTCCTCTTCTTACCAGAAGCTGTTGTTGACCACTTTACTTTCTTTGGGCCAGTCTTCTTAGCGGCCTCTTTCTTACTAATCTTACTAGCTACAGCTTTGGGTCTACACGCAGGATAGCCCCGATTCTCACCAGAGGAACGACCACAGGGTTTACCTGTCTTAATGTCGGTCCACTCTTCACCGAACCACTTACCTAAACCACCCTGTTTAGCCATTACTTCTTCTTAACCTTGTTAGCTTTAGTTCCACTGTATGTACCACCAGCAGCCTTATACGCCTTAGTTAACCAAGCACTACCATAAGCGCTGGGCCATACCTTAAACTTCTTCTTAGCCTCTGCCTTCTTACGAGCATACAGCTTCTTATCTGTAGGGGTAGGTGATTTGCTCATGCTATTATAAAGTCCACTATCTGTCCGTCTGGCATACGGAGTTTATTAGGGTCAGGATGATAGGCATACATCTGATTGGTAAGCTTAAGGTCTTCTACTGGCGTATCAGGGGTAACCTTAGTAGCATCCTTCTTATCAGTCTGCTTCTCTACAGGCTCACCTACACCATTCTCAAATATTATGTTAACATGCGTATTAAATGGCATACTAGGCAGAGGCATGTGAGATATAAGGGACTCACCACTCATGCTACCACGCCTTACAGGACCAGTATCTAGCAGTAAACTTATCCTTGGCAGTATCACAGTTATGTCTAGCCCTAAAGTTACTACGACGATCAGGCTGATCCTTCTTGATCGACATATTAGGGTCACCGAAACGAACTACCTTAACTTGGTCACCCTTCTTAGCTAGTACAGCACTCTTCTTAGAGCCACCCGGAGTACGCTTAGGCTTGTTGTAACCAGGATAAGTTTCACCTCGGTACTTCAACTTACCACTAGGTAAACGCTCTACATCTTTAGTTGTAGCCATACTACTTCTTTCCAGCTTTACTATTACGGGGAAAGCTACGGTTCTTCTTTTTAGTCGTTACACGTAGG